ATTGTTTATACACAAAGTACAATGGGCTCTGACCTTTCCCAACCTACGTCGACATATGTAACATAAAACGTACATTAACTGAGTTAATGTGCAGTTTATAATACATTACCTCTCGCTTCGTTCCTATTGCTAAAGAGTTTTTATGTACTGTGTTTGTGTTTTTCGACTGCCAACAAAACAATCTATATCAACCAGTGAGCCCAATTTGTTTGGTGGCTTCCACACTCTGGTGTGTCAATCAATATGTACGTGTGCTTCTATACGAGAGCTTTTTCCACAGCGGTATTATAAACTGGCCCGCCAACCTTAGGTGTTGGAATGCTTTGCCTGGAGATGTTGTTCTAACAATGCCTGTTTGAGTTTGTCTGATCCGCCTACTCTAACATTAATGATACCATTGTAGTATTCATCTGTTTCAAGTACACGCCTATCAAACTGTTCTCTTGCCTCTATGTAGGACATTTCGCCCCTACCTTTACATAGGTATAATATTTCTCTTGTAAAATGCTTTTCGCCTAGTTTTGCTACGTCTGCGTTTAGTCTGTCAGAGCTACCATAGTAAGTCTTCCAATCGCTTTCTTTGTAGCCTCTACGTTTATTCTTCTTGCCTTTAAGTGGTGGCTTAGTAGTTTTAAACTTTGCTAGTTTTTTGCCTATGTATTTTTGATTGTTAGTTAAATTGGTAATAAGATAAACAAATCCTTCGTACTCGTCTGGTATTTCAGTTATTTCTTTACCTTGATATGTCCAATTCATACTGTATGTATTATGAGATTATATTTTTGATTCCGTTTTTGGTTTGCCTATAGTTTGTTGCCAAGCACCGCCAAACATTTCATTTAGATATTTTGACGGCCACTTGTGTAAGCCTTTATTGTGTTCTTCTATATTATTAAACATTTTATAAAAAATGTCAATTGATTTTTTATTATTTGACGCTTGTATTTCGTGTAATAATTTTTCATTGCGTACTCTTCTAATATACGCTTGTTGTTGTTCAGGAGTAGACTGTGTAGGCCAATCCTCTAAGTCTTGTTTGTCCATCCAGTTGTTAGCAATGTCTATCCAGTTTACATCTACAAACAGTGACACATAACCTATGCAACTGTCCATACAGTTTGCCATGTTGTAATATTTTTCTTTTACAAGTTGTTTATGATTTAGTTCTTCGCCAATGCGTCTCATGTCTTGCCAAAAATGATTATTACCTCTATTGCTCAAAGTATAATGAACTGCTGTATAATCTGCAATGTCTTGAAAGTAATTATTCATTTTACGATTGTAATAATCTTTATCCAAGTCACGTTGATGCATCCAAGCAACACGTTTTACACTTGCAATAATACTAGCAACAGCATTTGCTTCAAGAGGATCTGAAAATGATGCTGACATTCCAATAGCAAAACAGTTTCCGACATTTGGAGTTTTTAATCTTCCAGGTTTCCATTTTAACAAACGTGGTGGACGAATATTTCGATCTCCAATTTCATTTTTAAACCATTCAAGTGCTTCGTCGTCGCTAAAATATTCGTCACTGTAAACTAATCCAGTCCCCATACGAGCATCGAGGCAAATTTTAAATTGCCAGCCCATGTCACGTCTAATGCTTCTTGTATAGTTAACAAATTCAGCATCTTTGTCTTCATAACGTATTGGACAAACCCAAGCACTATTCATTTTGTTTGCAGGGTTTTGTATAAATTCGTCTGTTAGTTTTCCAATTAGCAATCTACCTAAACCTGTGCAGTCCATCCATAAGTCGCTGGTGACTTCTGTTCCATCTTCAAGTACAATACTGCTAATGCCTTTGTCATCTGTGTTTACAGTTTCTACGTGTGCAATAGTTTCAATTACGCCATATTTCTTGCAAACATTTTCAATTAACCAAGGTGCAGACTTTTCCGCATCAATGTGATAAGCATATGATCCTGTAGCAGGAAGTTGATAGTTGCCATTGTCGTCAAAGGGCATTTTTAAATCTTTACAATATTGATAACCTTCGCTATTATGATGATACACATCTAAGTCTGGTGCTGTGCCATTGCGGTAAACATCTAACCATACATCACTTGTTCTCAAGTCCTCTGGCCCAACTTGAGAAACATTTTGCCAAATTGTTTCTTTGTTGTAGTAGTTGCTCCAATAAAAATTACGCAAAACATCTTTACCACCATCGGCTGTATCTGTCCAGTCTTCCATGTGGTTTCCATACTTGAATAGGGCATTTGTTTCTTGCATAAAACGTTTTTCGTCTATACCTAATGCACCAAACATTCCGGGTAAGTGAGGACTAATACTTTCACCAACACCAATAGTTCCTACTTTAGGACTATGAATCATTTCAACAGTTGCATTAGGAAATTCTTTTGCTAAGAATGAACTTGTTAATGCTCCTGCAAATCCACCACCTACAACTGTAATCTTCATTTTTTCTTTTTCCTTTGATGATTGGCTTTGCCAATGTTAACAGCCCACTTGCCACTAGCACGGATCTCAGCCAAGTCTGTTTTGTATCGTTGCCTTGCTTCTTCTGCTCTAGTTTTACACAACGCAATCAGTTCTCTAAGTTCTCTTCTTATTCTACGCTTGCTGCGCTCGCTTGGAAGTCTTTCAAAGTCTTCACTTGCGGACAAATAATCAAGAACCTTCTGCATTAATTTATCATGTGTGTCGTCTGTCATTCTATAATATCGATATCGTTTTCATATGAAGTAAATCCATTTTCTTTGATAACTTTCATAACGTGATTAACTCTGCCAACAAGTTCGTCTTTGTGCGAAATAAGAAATACATTTTTCATACGCTCTCTGCCCATCTTTTTAAGTACAGCAAGCGCACCTTCAACTCCGGCAGTGTCCATGCCACTGTCAATAAGTTCATCAATGAACAGCAAGTTTACACCTTGGTACAATGATTCCCAAACGTCTCTAAATGCAAAACTCATTCCTAGTATTAGCCTGTTGCGTTCGCCTCTGCTCAAGTTATCAAAGTCTAAGTCTTGTCCTAGTTGTGTAATCTCAACTGACAAATCGTTTTGGAATTGTACTTGATGTGGTAAGCCTAGTCTGTCTAAATAATATGTGAGCCTGTTGTTTAGGTACGCTAGGTTTTGATCAATAATCTTTTTGCGTATAAAACTGTCTTTGTTTGTTAATAGTTTAAGAAGAAAGTCCTGATGTTCACGCAAACTAGTCAAGTCGTTTACCGGTTGCCAATCAATTTCTTGTAATGCAGTATCGGTTAAATCGTTAATTTGTGCTTGATAAGGATCTTCTTCTTGCTGTTTACTTATCAATGCTGCACGTAAATTATCTACATTATTTCTATGTTCGTATGCTTCTTTTGCACTTTCGTAAAACGTATTTGGTCGTCCGTTAATATCACCAATTTCATTTAACAATTCCATAGTTGCTTCTAACTTATCAGCAACTTCAGTTTGATATGCAAATGCATCAGTTAGTTCTTTTTGTTTTTTGTTTTCAATCTCTGCTTTTTTATCTGCATGAAGTTCTTGTCCACAAGTGTAGCACATAGCATCGTCAAGTTCGGAAATATCTTTTTCTGCCTTGTTAACACTTTTAGTCGCTCGCATAAGAGCTCCTTCTAATGTTGCTTTTTCTTTATTAAAACTTGTAATACGATTGTTAAGTTCAGTCCAATTGGTTAGCTTGTCGTGTGCTTCTAATTCTGCATCAATGTCAAGTTTTTCAAGTTCTTCAATGCCGAGTTTTAATTTTTCTTCGTCAGTTTTTCTTTTTGAATTCCAAGCACGTTGTCTGCCTGCAAGTGTTTCAATACTTTGTTGTATTTTTTTATTACTTGCTTCAATTGTATTGATCTTTAGTGTTGCTTCGGTGATACCGTCCTTGGTTTGTTTAACCTTTTCTTTGAGCATGTCTGCTTTTTCAGTAAGGATAGTAATGCCTAATAGCTGTTCAATCACTGCACGTTGATCATTGGCTCGCATACTCAAGAACGGCTCGGTGTAGGTATTAAGTGCAACAATATGTTTGAACATATCGTGGCTCATGTCTAGCAATCCATCAATTTCTTTTTGTGTTTGACGGCTATCGCCTTGAGATTCGTCTATATTTTCTTTTTGTTCATGGTCGTTGATATAAAACTTGAGAACATTAGGAGATCGTCCACGCTCGATACGATATTTGTTTC